AAACAGATTTATCGTAAAAACGGAGACAAAGAATTCTACATTTATTTTAGTGAGGACACGGTACGCAAAGCATCGGAACTTTTCTTAATGCGTGCCAACCAAAACAACGCCACGTTAGAACATGAAAAGAAAATGTTAGAAGGTATGTCAGTTGTTGAAAGTTGGATTATTGAAGATGAGAAACAAGACAAGTCAGCTAAATACGGATTCAATTTACCGAAAGGAACTTGGATGATTTCAATGAAAGTAAATAACGATGAAATTTGGAACAAGGTAAAAGCTGGTGAAGTAAAAGGATTCAGCATTGAGGGTTATTTTGTAGATAAATACGAAATGAGTTTACAAGAAACCGAAGATGATAGGTTAATAAAAGCTATTCGTGATTTGATACTAAAAGACGAACAATACAAATTAGAAACTTATAATGACTACCCAAAAGAAGCCAGCGAAAATGCTAAGATAGCTTTACGTTATGCTGAAGAAAACGGATGGGGTGATTGTGGAACGCCCGTAGGAAAAGCAAGAGCAAACCAATTAGCAAACGGTGAGAATATAAGCGAAGACACTATTGCACGAATGGCAAGTTTTGAGCGACATAGACAAAGTTCACAAAAGGAGTTAGGTGACGGTTGCGGTCGTTTAATGTGGCTAAGCTGGGGTGGTGATGCTGGTATTGAATGGGCGCAAAGAAAGTTAGAACAAATTAAAAATAAATAAAAATGAAAAAAATGAATAACATTTTAAAAATGATTTCGCAAATGGAATCAAACGCTAACGAGGTTAAGTTAGCAACGCATGAAGTTGAATTAAGCATGAAACAAATTAGTGATTTTCAAAAAGAATCTGATGCACTTTATAAAGAAATGACTTCTAAAGGGGAGCAATACAAAAAAGAGTATTATAGTAAAACGGCTGCATTAGAAAAACCATTTAACGAATTACGTGCTGAATTATATCGCGCATCTATAGATTTTATAAATAGAACAAAAGATTTAGGGTTAGACGGAAAATCACTTGAGCCATATAAAAAAATGGAAAAGTTAATTTCTGACATGGATAAAAGAAGCGATTTTTTTGTTAAAGAATACGTTAAACAATAAATAAATGAGAACAGAAAGCAAAGTAAGTCCACGTGGTGGCAAAAGGGGTTGTTTATGTAAAGACGGAAAATACTCAAAGGAATGTTGCGACGGAAGTTTACAAGCTCAAGGGATAGGCAAAACAGCCAGTGTAACGCCACAAAACATAACGATTACAGAAATAGACGGAGTACGCACGATAGTACGTCAAAACGGATAAAAAAGGAACAAGTATAAATTTAAAAGTTAATAAGTTATGAATACACTAAAAACAGTTTTCGGAAAATTATTCAAAGAAGAAACTCAATTAGCTTCGCACGAAGTTGAATTAGCTTTAGTAGACGATTTTAATAAAGAATATGAAAACGCTTTAAATCTTCAAGCAAAAGCTGAAACAGCTATTATAGATTATAATGAACTTGCATCTAAAATAATTGCTTCGTTAAATTCTGCTGGACAAGCTTATTTAAAAGCAAATGCAAGATTTCAAGAGATTGAACAAATGACTAAAGAATTAGGCATTGAGCCAAGTGCACAATTAAAAAGTAAAAAAGAAACAATTAGTGTAGCAATTAAAGAATTAGATTCTTATAGTAAAAAATTAACTTCTAATAAAGTAAATATATAAAAATGAAAAATAGCCTAATAAACCAAATCAAAACTTTGCTCGGAATGGAAGTAAAACTTGAGCAAATGAAATTAATGGATGGAGTTTCTATTCTTGAAGCTGAATCATTCGAGGCAGGAAGCGAAGTGTTTATCGTAACGGAAGACGAACAAAAAATACCCGTGCCAATTGGAGAGTACGAACTTGAAGACGGTCGTCTTTTAATCGTAATTGAAGAGGGTGTTATTTCCGAAGTTAAAGAAAAAGAGGAAGAGGTTGAAGAGCCTGAGGTTGAGGTTGAAGTTGAAACCGAGAAAAAGGAAGAAATGGAAACTGAAAAAACAGCTCCTAAAAAAACTATCGAATCAGTAGTTAAAGAAACTTTCTTTTCTGAAATAGAAAAACTAAAAGAAGAGAACGAAACTTTAAAAGCTGAACTAAGCAAATTAAAAGAGGTTAAAGAAACAGAAATTGAGTTAGCTATCGAAGAAGAAGTTAAACCAATTTCTTTTAATCCTGAAAACGAGAACAAAGTTGAGGTAGTAAAACTTGCTTCAAAAAGACCTCGCACAATTATGGATTCAGTATTAAATAAAATAAATAAGTAATAATTTAAAAAACAAAAAAAAATGAGTACAACATTCACAAGCATTTCGAATGATTCTTTACGTCAAGTAGGCGTAGTTGAAACATTGACAGGTGCAACAACTTTGACTGCTGAAGATAGCGGTAAAGTATTTATTCTTAATGCTGCTGCAGGTGCGCAAATTACACTTCCTGCGGTTGCTGACGGGGCTGGACAATCTTATAAGTTCGTAGTTGGTGCGTTATTTGCTACTACTGCATGGACGATTAAAGCGGCTTCAAACAAAATCCAAGGTGGTGTTATCGTAAACAGCGTTAACGTACCGGGAGCAGACGAAAACACGATTACATTTTCAGCTTCAGCTGACACAATCGGTGACTTCGTAGAATTACATGGTGACGGTTCTAACTGGTATGTTTTCGGATTGGGAACTGCTGCTGGAGCAATTACATTAACAGTAGTATAAATAAATTAAAAAATTCATAAAATGAGTACAACACAATCAATTACAACTACTTACGCTGGCGAGTTCGCAGGTAAGTATATTGCTGCTGCTTTATTGTCAGCTCCAACCTTAGAAAAAGGCGGTATTACTATCATGCCTAATGTTAAATACAAGCAAGTTATCAAAAGAGTAGCAACTGATGACATCATCAAAAATGCGACTTGCGATTTTGACCCTACTTCTACAGTAACTTTAACTGAGCGAGTTCTTCAACCTGAATCATTCCAAGTTAACCTACAACTTTGTAAGGCTGACTTTAGAGCTGACTGGGATGCTATCCAAATGGGTTACTCTGCGTTCGATGTATTGCCAAAATCATTCGCTGATTTCTTAATCGCACACGCTGCTGAGAAAGTTGCTGCTGGAATGGAGACTTCAATTTGGAGAGGTGTTAACGCAACAGCTGGACAATTTGCTGGTATCATGACACAATTAACTACTGATGCTGCTTTACCAGCTGCTCAAGAAATTGCTGGTACTACTGTTGATGCTACTAACGTTATTGCACAATTAGGTTCTATCATTGACGCTTTACCTGCTGCATTGTACGGAAAAGAAGATTTAGTTCTTTATGTTTCTAACAACATTTATAGAGCTTACGTTCGTGCATTGGGTGGTTTTGCTGCTGCTGGAGTAGGTGCTAACGGTTACGATAACAAAGGAACAAACCAAGTATTGAATGACTTGTATTTTGACGGTGTTAAAATATTCTTAGCTAACGGACTTGCTTCAAACACTGCACTTCTTTCTCAAACTTCAAACTTGTACTTTGCGACTGGTTTAATGAATGATATGAACGAAGTTAAGGTTATTGATATGGGTGACATCGACGGTTCTCAAAACGTACGTGTAGTTATGCGATTTACTGCTGACGCTAAATACGGTTTTGCTTCCGACTTGGTTACTTACGGAATTGTAAATTCAGCTAACTAATCAAACTAAACTATAACGAAGGGGAGGTAAAATGCCTTCCCTTTTTTGTTTAACATTAAAAAAATAATAAAATGAGCTGCGATATAGCAAACGGAAGATTAGAAGCGTGCAAGGATGCAATTTCAGGACTTCTAAATATTTACTTTATTAACTACGGTGCTTTAAATTTAGAGGACGTTGTTTATAAAGATACTGGGGCAAATTCAGATGTAATTGATTCATGGCCAGCAGATGCCCGTGTATCTCTTTACAAGTACGAATTAAAAGGCGCAAATGGTTTTGAACAAACTATTCAAACGTCAAGAGACAACGGAACAACGTTTTTTGAGCAGGTTTTGACTGTACAATTAAAAAAACAGGACATTGCTACACATAAGAATGTTAAATTGTTGGCTTACGGACGACCAAGAATCGTTGTTGAAACAAGAGACCACCAATATTTTATGGCTGGTTTAGACCAAGGCTGTGACGTTACTGCTGGAACTGTATCTTCAGGAACTGCAATGGGTGACTTCAACGGATATAACTTAACATTCACAGGAATGGAAAGAATACCTGCTAATTTCTTGGATTGCACAAACGAAACTGAATTATCTGAAATCTTTACTGATGGGGTTAATGATGCTTTAATTGTAAGTAATTAAGATTGCCTTTCCATAAATAGGTTTAAGACCCTGCCTTTTTAGGTGGGGTTTTTTTATTTAAGAAACAATTTGAAGTGTTTTAAGTTAATAAAGTATGATAGTTTTAACTACTTCAACAAATGCGCAAACATTCGCTTTAATTCCGCGAAATGGAGACTTCGATACAGTTGAAATAACGGATGACCAAACGAACGAGACAACGGTTGTTGAGGAATGGGAATTTACGGCAGGTGATTACTATTCGACAATGGAGGTTGAGGTTGCCTTAGTTGAAAATCATTTTTACAATTTGGTACTAAAAGACGGAACGAACATCGTTTACCGTGATAGGATATTTTGCACCGATCAACCGATAGTTACTTTCTCGGTTAACAACGGGCAATATACTTCAAATACAACTGCAAATACTTTTATAGTTTATGAGTGATAACATACATATTATTAATTTAAGTTCATACCAAACGCCAGTAATTCAAGAATCCAAAAGAGATAATTGGGTTGAGTTCGGGGAGGACAATAATTACTTTCAATATCTAATTGACAGATACACGTATTCTACGACGAATAACGCAATAATAAACAATATAAGTAGATTGGTTTACGGGCGTGGTTTAAGTGCGTTAGATGCAAGCAAAAAGCCAAATGAGTACGCTCAAATGATGTCTTTGTTTCATGCTGATTGCGTTCGTAAATTAGTAGTTGACAGAAAGATGTTAGGGCAGTGCGCTATTCAAGTTCATTATTCAAAAGACCGTAAAA